GCCCCAAACTTTTTCATAGCAACCCATCTTTCTGGATTGCCATAGATAACAGGTACCTTTATAGTTTCTCCGTTATCATTTACCTGTAACTTCAGTTGATTATCCAGTGTAGAAAGTATAGCTGTATCAACATCTAACAGAGTAATTGTTAGGTTTTTTTCTTTATCTGTATCACGACGAACTGCATTTGCACGATTATAATACTTTTTTACATCCGATTGATTTATATTTTTTTCAATTGGATTTGGAGCATTATTTGCATTACCTACATTGTTTGGTCCCCACGCCATAATTATGTTTGTCTTTCTACTAGATTTAACTTGCTTAGTCTTGTATAGTGAGTATTAACAATTAAACTCCAAGACTTATCTGGATGACCGCCTAAAAATTGTTCTTGAACTACGTTATCAATTTCATAATAACGTTCGTTATAAAGTACCAAATCTCCGATTTCTGGAAAGAAATTCGTGATGATACAGTCACGTTCTCTGAATCGATAAACAATATCTTGTTTTCTATCAGGTCCATATCCTTGTGATCCGTCGGCAGATATATCTTCACGTTGAATCAAGGCGGTCAAATTGATACCCGGATAAAACACCTTGCCTTTTTCACTACTACTTTCACCATAGATATTTACTACAGTTTCATAAGTAGCAATCTTAAATACTTGTACAACATTTTCTATAATATCACCCATCAATTCAGCATTTAATGAACTCAACATGTTGATATCTCTTGGAGAAAAATATCTACCCGGCGAATAATTTGGGTTGTATATACCAATATCTTTTCGTCCAGATGTCCAATATTGTGGAAACGCTGGATTTTGTTTTGGATACTGTGGTGTGGTTGGTGCTGCCATAAATTATCCAATGTAAATGTGTAATGGAACTTTTGATAACATTTTATTCATCTCTTCAGTTTCCTTACCTTTATTCTCCAATTGATTTACACGAAGAGTTTTTTCCAACATATCTCTCAATTTTTCAAGTAAAGTATCTTTTTCCTCCTTGGCTTCAGCACGTAATTCTGCACCGTCAAGAGTTACTTCACCACCAGGAATTGGCACGGTTGTATATTTTTGAAGAATACGACCCAAAGTTTCTTTACATAATGCTAAGAAATACTTCTTGATCCATTGTTTGCCTGGTTGATTTATCTTACAATATGTACAATATTCGTAAGGCACATCGCTAGGATCACTGATATATTCATAACGAGATCCACTGTAGAAGTTTGTGATATCACGTTCACTTTCAACAATGTAGTCGATGTAAAGTTTAAAACTGTCGGTTGGAATTGGAAATATTCTCAATTTGTTGTTACCAAGAATTTCGAAACTGTAACTACTCTTACGAACCATATCGTTGAACTCAATTGCTTGTACACGTTCCAAGTCTTCAAAGATTGGAGTCATCAAGAATTGTGTAGCCGGACTATATGCACTGAAACCCATTTCACTTAGTACGTTACTATAACTCATACCGGTCATACTAAATGGATCATAAATACGAGCAATTGCTGGCGGTCTTTGATGGAAAACTCTCTTCACTTCAATACGAGAACCTGTTAAGTGCTCAATATCTTTTCCTATCAACACATTTAGGTCATATACTTGATTTGTGTTAGCTGGAGCAGCACTGCCTGTTATACTGATATAGTTACGTTTTACTTCGTATTCACCACCAACAAGTGCTTCTGCACCATATTGTTTGCTTAGTTGTACAACAAATGGCAAACCCGTACTCTTCATAGCCAACCCAGTCAAATTATCATATTTGTTCTGTGGCAATCCTTGTAAACTAACAAGATTGTTTACAATATTAAATTCGTTGATTACACGGTTATATTCAAGTGTTGCTTCTTCAAAACATGCGTAGAAATTGACATCGATCATTTCGATATCAATGATAGGATATCCTAGACGTTTTGCTGCCCACATAGCGCTGCCACTACAATCATTTTCAAATGTAGTTTCTCCAGCAGCACATGATTCACCCAGATAATAACCAAATGGTACGCTTCCAGTGGTAACACTGCTACCACTCCCAGGCCATCTTACCCGATCTTGGTCAAGTCCAGCGCTCATATTTTAGTCCATCCTTTCACATTTTTTACAACTCTATCTTTCTTTAGAAAATAGCCAATATCCCCACTTGTCAAAATATTAATATTTGAGTCATTACTGTTTAATTTTTTCATTTGTTCAATTAAGTCAAATCGTGTACCATTAATAATATATCCGTTAAATTTATGTTTAAGAGTATAAATATTTTTATCTGCGGATGGATTGTTTAATCCCAATTTTGATTTTCTAATTTTTTCTTTTACTTCCGGTCTATTATTGACCTCAATCGCAATTAATCTTTGTTTTTCTTTATTTTCTGGTTTATTTTTTGCAAAAATCATTTTTTCCAGAGCAATTTTATTTCTTCTCATTACATTGTTATCTCCACGATTTGCAATGCTTATTTTTTCCTTTGTTTCTTCAGTGTGTTTTCTTCCATAAAAATTAGAAAATTCTCCTACGTATTTGCCTATTAAAGATTTACTTCTTTTACTATTAACGTCTGGATTTTTACTAGGATTGTTCTCACCAACTACTGCTCCTGATAATCCGTTTTCTTCAATTAAATTTGCCCATTTGTCGCTGTTAACGATGTTGTGTTTAACGCTATACTCAATGCACAAAGTACTAAATTCATTTATTTTATCCAATTCATATTTAGCAACTATTTCAGTATTTATATGTTTTCCGTGAACTTTTAAATGACGTTTCCAGTATTTTCCTGATCCATTATACGAAATAGCTTTGGAATCACTAGTAGTAACTCTCTTACAAAGATATCTCATTCCGGTCACGGAATGGGTTTTAACCATCAGATACAAATACTTCTTTATATTAGCACTCATTAATTATAAATATCTCTAAGTCGAGATAATACAACTAAATTAGTGAATTAGTAGCCAAGTACCTATAACATCTGCTCTATTTGCGCTTTCGTCACCATCGCCTGGTTTAACTATAACATTCCACTTTGGTTCTTTTCCAGCTGGAATTACTTTCATTTCATCGTATGTAATAATACTATCTTTTGGAACTCCGTATTTTGCAGACAATTTATCTTTTAATACATCTATAGCCTCAGGCGACTTAAATTGAATCTTACCGTCTTTATCTTTTATCAATTTACCACCGTTATCCTTCAAAATCAAATCTGTAAACATTGGTTTTGGAACTACGGTTGAGTGTTTAGTACTCTTTGGTTGTATTTGTTTTTCTTGATCAGGAGTAGCACCCATGCTAAAATTCATCTTAAAATTATTAGGCTTGTTTCCAGTTGCTACACCTGCCATTTTTGTATAAGCATAAAAATCAACTTGAGGAAACTTTCTGGCAACACTATAAGCTAAATCAACATAATCTGGACTGAAAAAATCACCTGCATCGTGCCATCTAATCACCACCTTGGCTCCTTTTTTAGCAAACTTATCTACTTCGGTTTGTATTTCGGATTCTAACTTTGCTTTAAATCCTTGTGGATCATTTAACAAAAAGTTCAATACTTTGGTTTGAGACATTGAACTTGCTTTCCATTGTACATAACCGCCTTTTTTAGCATAACAATATACTTTACAAGCACCTGCACCAGGACATGTATCTACTACAATAAAATCGCCGGACTTTTCATTTACTGCTAATCCTTTTAAAGCTGGCAAACCTATATTGAAATACTGCGCAGTTTCACCGCCACTATGGGTGATCTTTTCATTTTGTTTTAATAACTTTGTAGGACGAGTAATAATTGCTGCCTTCAATTTATCAAGATCAAACTTACGATCACTTTCATCTTTAATTTCAATATTACCTCTGTGTACATAAGGCATTGTGTACTTATCTAATTTTGTCTTTTTACCGTCGGCTGTTTTTCCGAGATAATCTTGCATTTCATCCGGAGTCATAGTACGGGTTGTAGCACCCAACATATCAGCTTCTTCTAGACCGGACGAATTAACGAATTGATCTAGTGTCATTATACTATCGGCTGGTAAACCCATTCCTTCATACATTTTAACTTCTGTTAATAAATCAATAAATTTCATATGTGTTTTGTTATTCTTACTTTTAGATTACCTGTGCCTTTTATTACACGGTGGTATGTTTCTTTAGGTATAAATATTGTTTCTTTAAGTAATTGTGGTAAATTATTATCTAATTGAAAGTGCCAATTGTTATTTTCTATAACTTCAACGGTTCTGTCTTCACGATCTATATGCCATTCCAGTTCGTGAGTAGCTACATCGGAACTAAATTCTCTTATATACTGACTGTTACCCATGGACTTTTCTATGAACGGTAAATCCATTACCAATACTTTCCTCGTCCTTTGTTACCAAGAGAACGCATTCTGTGACTACGGCAACTCCAGTATCCAGCGGTTGTACGGTCTTTCTTTTGACTACATCTGTGTCTAGCTGCAAAACTCTTACGACGAGCCTTGCTACTAGCTCTGCTTCTCATATTTGGATCTCCAAATGTTACTTTTTTAACTTTGCCATTCTTAGATTTAACATATACAGCATATTTTTTAGGACCGCCGGGTGTTCTAAATGGTCTACTTAAATTAACAGTGCGTCCTCTATGCTTAAGTTCCATTAGTAGATCTTCTTCTACTTCAATAGGTGCATCCAAATAAACTTCTCTACCTTCGAAGAGTTCTTTCTTACCAAGATCACTTTCCACCAATTCAGCGTCCGAATCACATAATTCAATTTGGTTGTTATAATACAAAGTACGAACTTCTTCCAACAACTCAAAGTAACTATCGCTATAAGTTCTAAAAATATTTTCACTTAGTGGTATTTGTTTTTCAAGATGATACTTGAGATTTGTGCTTATAACCACGTTTTGGATAAGAGCCATACTACATAGCTCTTGATTGTCCATCAAATCACCTAATTTAATCATATTGATAAATATTGATTTAATTATAAAAAGTAATATTTATATTATATGAACTATAAAAAACAACTGTATTATACAATCGTGATTCTAATATTAACCGGTTGTATTTCATCCGAAGTTAAACCAGCAAAACAAGTTACGGCGGCACAAGATGCAGTTGCTAAACAAGAAGCCAAAGTAGATAATACAATGGTAGAATTAGAAAAAGTAGAAAAGAGTAAACGAGTACAAACATCGTCTTTATCTATAGGTATTCAACACTCTTTGAGTCAAGTAACCAACGCACCCATACAAGTTGATACTGCTAAAGCACTAAATGAACGTGTCATTTCCATAGTTGGTTCACCTCATATAGATGAAATCAAACGTATCAAAGCTACTGTTGATCTATTGAATAGTCAAGTTGCTGAAGAAAGAAAGAAAGGTGATCAGTTATTGTCGCAACGTGATGAAATCATAAACAAACTACAAAAAGAAAAGTCTGCTTTGAAAGAAAAGTACGACGATGAATTGTGGCAAATGACTGATAAAGCAAAAGAAATTGCAAAAGAAGCTGATCAAAGCAAGGCTACCCTTGATGCTATGAGTGGTATGTTTGGATTAAATGCAGTATTTTGGGGTTTAAAGAAGTTTTTTATTAGTGCAATGACCGCAATTATCATATTTGTTATAGTATTTGTTGTACTTAGAATATTATCAACAATACATCCAGCCGCCGGTGCAGCATTTAGTATATTCAATATGATTGGATCCGGACTATTAAGTTTGGTAAAAGCATTAACTCCACATGCATTTGAATTAGCTAATTTTGCATCAAAAGATAAAGTTGATGAGTTTAAGTCTCCTCTTGTTAAAATAGTTGATGTAATCCAAGAACTAAAAGAAAAGCAAAAAGAGTCTCCTGACAGAGTATATCCATTAACCGAAGTATTAAAGAGATTTGATAAAGAAATGGACAGTTCCGAAAAAGAATTGATTGATGATATTCTAAAAGAACAAAAGTGGATTAAGTAAATTATATAGTATATTTATTATATAATTGTTTTGGATTGTTAACGAATGTTATATGTTAATAAACTAAATACAATTATGGACACAAATACAGCACACGTAATTTCTCAACAGGTATTAGAGTCAACTGCACAAGATATGACAGGCAAATATGTCTGGATGTTTTTAGCCGGTTTAGTAATTCTGATATTCAAATCAAGTATTGAAAAGTTGGCATCTGCACTTTTCATGTTTATCGGAAGTGATTATAAAGAAGACGACGTTGTATATGTTGATGGTAAACCCGGCAGAATTGTTCGTGTGGGTTTAACAAAAACAGTCTTTTTTATATATGACATAGTAGATGGTAAAGTTGCCGGTGGTAGTAAATTAGTTATTCAAAACGAACGACTTGCAAGTCTAAATATAGAAAAGCCTCTACCTCAATTAGATTTGTCTCGTTTCAAAAAAGAATAATTTACTAATTGAACCATGGCTATTAACATTTTTACCCACATCAGAAGAGGTCTATACGATAACGTTTACAATTGTATAGAAAAAGAAAAAGTAGACGTTAATCAGAGAGATGATGACACAGGCAATCCCCCACTGGTTGTTGCAGTAGAAGAAAATCAAATAGAAATAGTTCGATTATTATTAAATCACGGAGCTGATCCAAACGTAAAAGATTGGACAAGCAAAAATACCGCACTAGATGTAGCTGAACAAAAAGGTTTCAAACCTATTGCGGAAGTATTACAACAAAGAGGTGCAAAATACAGTAGTGGTAGTAGTTTCCACTTAGCCGCAAAGAATGGTGATATTGTTTCTATTGAAGAAATGTTGAGTAAAGGTTTTGATATCAATGAAGTTGACGCTGGTAAAGGTTGGACTGCACTACA